GTAATACTAATATCTGTACCTGCTGTACCCGCACCAAATGTTAAAGTGTTGCCTAATAACTTTGTTATTGGCCCACCTTCTGCAGCAGTACCATCATGAGTATGACCTGTACTAGCAGCAAAGGCCGCTAATAAAGCATCAAACTCTAGATTAAAATGTGCTGCTTCAATAGTAGCACCATCAACAATGGTAGCTGAACTTTGCCTAGTATAAGTTGCACCCATAAATTATCTTCTTCCTCCTGCTGTAAATTCTAATTCAAATCCCTTTAAAGCTACGGGACTATTATTTGTTGCGTCTAATATTTTAGTGGCGACTGTAAATCCACTTCCTTCTACTGATTGTCTTATTAAGTTAGAGCCTAAAGAACCATACACTGCAAATCCATAAACAGATGAATTTAATCCATACTGTGCTATGTTACCTGTAGCTTCTAAGGTATAAGGCTCTGGCTGTGCTACATTAATATCACTAAAATCATATTCTAATAAAAAACTAGATGCTAATGTTCCTGTTGGATTTATATTCCAAATAACCTTTTGCATGTTTTTTCTAATACCGGGGTCTCCCATAGTCATATCAGGAGAACGATATATAGAACTTATATTTGTAGTAGAACTTGCTCTTGTAAACACATTGCCTGATTCTTGTTGATACACATAACCATCATATCCTCCATGAATAATAGTCTCTGTATCAGATATAAAATCAGAATCAGTGCTAGAAACTTTTAATGCTTTGATATCTGCATATTCAAAACCTAGTGAACCTGTATTAGGATTAGCTTTAATTACAGATAGTAAACCTCTTGCTCCATCCTCTGTTTGTGAAGTGCTAGTAGGAAAAAATATTCTATACTGTGATTTACTTCTAATAACAAGTGAATTAATATTGTGTGTAGTAATCTCATTAATTCTTTTTTGTACTTGTTTAGATACTGTACCAAGTTCTGTATCATCAATTCTTTCTGTACCTGCAATAGTTCTTAGGCCATCAGGTGCTAAAAATATTACATCACCACCAAGTTCTTGAATACTTCTACCATCTACACATCCTATGTTTCTTGTAACTGGTGTTACTGCAAAGTTAGCAGATGATGTTCCTGTTATCTTAAATATTTTATCTTTACCAAAAACAATTAAACTATTACGAAAAGTTCTAAGACCTACAATTTCTGTATCAACTTTAATTGTTCCGCCACCTGAACCATTAGTAAAACTGTTAGTTTCTGTTGGTCCCATAAAACTAATTTGTTGTATATTAGTTGGGCCACCTGCAAAAAATATATGATTTTTAAATATCTCTACAAACTTAAAGTTAGCAGTTCCACTAGCATTAACAACACTAGTGCTAAAAGATGTATTTAATATTTGTGGACTAGATGTTCCTGTAGCAATAATAATTTTATCTGTACCATCAAAGTTAAATAATCTATGTTCATAGTTTTGTGTAGGTGTTCCTAAACCTGTAATAGTAGATGTCCAACTTCCTGAACCTGAACTTGCTCTATGAATACTGCCACCTCTACCTGCTAAAACTACACCATTAAATATTGCACTAAATACAACTCTTTCAGATGAGTCAGAAACTTGTGGAACTATATTACTATTAAATTTTGTAGTTCCTAATATTTTTTTGTAACCACCTTCAATGTCTGGTTCAAAGTTTTGTAATTGTAGTGCCTCACCAGGAGACATAGAGAACACATCTTTATTTAAGATTAATCCTCCACCTAAACTAACAACTGAAGGTTGTACCTGTGCCATTCTATGTAAATGTTAAAACAGAAGTATTACTAGTTGTTCTAGATGTAGTATTTAAATTTACTCTAGTATCTTTCATATATTCGTTTCTGTTTAACATCTCCACTCTAATTCTTTCTACACCTTTTTCATATTCTGCATTTGCAATGTTTGCCATAGGTACATCATTTCTTAATTTATATAAATAATACTTTGCTCTATTTACTATGACATCTGTATATCTATCAGGTATATCTAATGTATCTGTAGCTGCAGATAAATCTGTGTGTGTTTTAAAGTATTCATATTCTACTGTGTATATATCTTCATCACATATTGGTGATACTCCGAAACTTGTATGGTCCTGTGTTCTATAAACAAATAAAGGTTTACCATATTGACTATCACTAGTTACTTCATCTTTAGTGTACTTACCTTGTATGTATGCATCATAAGTAATTTGTTTTAAATTTATTGGAACTTCATCTGCAGCAACTCTAATGTAATCAACTTGCATGTTAGTTACAGTTGTAGGATTATTTATTGTTACAAATGTTGTTTGTGCAGTTGCAACAAAACTTGTAGATAATATTGCACCATTACCAAAATCTTTTACTGTTAAGGTCTCACTTAAATTTTGTGTTCCTTCTGCTGCAGTTCCTACTTGAATCTTAAATGCTTGACCTGTTCCTACAGTATCAAATGCTCTAATAGATAATCTATATTTTTTATTTACTATAGTAGATATAGATTGTGTTACTGTTGCATCATTTAATTGTAGTCTACCATTACCTGTAGATACATATGTAGGAGTACCATCTACAGTTGTCCAGTTAGTTATGTTAGATGTAAACTCTCCATTAGTAATTAGTTCTGTGGGTCTTAATCTAAATGTATCAAAGTCTGCAAGTCTATAATCTGTAGGGAATGTATATTCTTGTTGACCTGTATTTAATACTTGTGTTCCATTTGTATGTAACCAAGGCCATTGTATTTCAGACATATACAATTCATTAATAGCTTTGTTTACAAAATTTTTAGCAGACGTTTGTACACCTCTACTTGAAGTAAAGTTAGAACTTGTTAGTTCTACTTCATTCAATTCATTAAGTGCTAAGTTTGTTAATTCTAAATACGTCTTTGTTGTTGCCATTTTTTTAATTCCAATTCATTAGCAAAGTCTGTAATTTGTTCTTGTGTTAAACATAACATTGCTGTGCTACTTATAGTTTCTACTGGAAACTGCCCCTCTATAGATTCTTTTAAATCTAGTTCATATTTTAATAAAAAGTTTTCACAGTTTTCTAAATCAGAAAAGTTTACATACTGATATGTAAATATTCTTGGAAACATTTCTGTGTTAAGTATAATTACTAAAGCTATAAAAAATTTCATTATTAAGAGAGGGGACTTAGCCCCTCCCTATGTATTAGTATACTATTATGCAATAGATACTTTTTGTGTTTCTGAATCACCTTCACCATCAAAGTCAGCAAGTACACAGAATACACGGACTTTACAATCCACTGCACCTGTTGCAATTACTAAGTCGATAGTATCAGCGGCAGCATATACACCATAACCGACAGATGTTGTTCCCATTGAACTGTCACCTGCTCTTGCTCTGGTTGTTTCCATACCTGCAGTTGCTGTTGAAGCTGAAACGTATCTATCTACGTCTGCTCCATCACCAAGAGATAATGTTCCAGAGTTACCTGCACCGTCAGCGGTTAGGACATCTAGACCTGCATACAAACATAAAGTGTTTGCAGGAACTTCGATTACTTGTACAACATCACCTGATGCGTTAGTGAAAGAAGAAAAGTCCACAACTTGTGTGACCATTCTTACAGGCTTACCCACTGGTAGACTAGCGGATGTAGATGCATTACCTGTTACTGTTAAAGTTGCCATTTAATTATCCTCCTATTAGTCTATTAAGATGTGTGAAAGAACTAAGCCATTATCTCTAAGGACTTTTCTTCCAAACACGTGTAAACCTCTAACTACATCTGAGAAAGATTCAGGGTGTCTAATTACCTCAATCTTTGCAATGTGATTAGCTGTTGCTGTAGATGACATATGACCACCTAATACTTTAAAGAAGTTCGAGGTTGAACTTGCTGCAAAGTTGTTTGTCATATATACATCCATGTTCATGATTTTACCGTCAATCACTTTACCATTTCTTAATGGTGCAGCGTTACCAGTTGTATCACTCATTAGTTTACTATTAGCTTGACCTAACTGTTCTACAAATTCAGGACCTGCTAAGAACCATCTGTTCTCTTCAGGAACATCAGCTGCATTAAGCAGTCTGTTGTGTTTTGAAATTGTATCAACTGGGTCGACTTCGGATGAACCGAAACCTACGTCTTGGTCTTGCCCGGAACCTGAATCGGCTCCTAGTAAGTGGTCAGGGCTAGATGAACTAACTCCTGCTACCATAGCTGCAATTACGTTTTGGTCGTAAGCATTCTTTAGTGAATAAGCACCAGAAGAAGTTGCAATCGCTTCAAAATTGACGTGTGAGTGTCTCTCCTCAATGTCATCAACTTTAAATGCGAAAGAGTTTGCTTGGTCCACAACAAGTTGGATTTGGTCATCAACAATATCTTGTGTGTCAACGACTGCTCCTCTTGAGTACGCACTTACAGTAATAGTAGGTTCTTTTATGATGTTTACTGTGTCACCAAAGTTTTCGATTTCACCTGCGTAGTCAGTGTTTGTAATTGCTTCAACTACAGATGCTGTACGAAAAAACTTCTGGACTTTCTGGGAAAATATAATCGGACTAAAGTTTCCATTAGGTAGATTATTATTACCAGATACTTTTGAAAAAGCCATCTTTTTTCTCCTATATTATTGTTATTAAAATTGATATGAGTTAGTTAGTTATTGGATTCGACCTTCTCTATTTGCCTTATCAATTTCATCCTCAAACTTAGAATATGCCTCTGGCTTCATTTTTTGTATCTCAGACCATTTCCATACTTTCTTATCAGTTGGTGTATCAGATGGTTTAGTTTTAGAAACTGCTTTCGCTGCTTCTTTCTTTGCATCATAATTCACTTTCTTATTAGATAGTCCTCTGTCATACTTGTACAAATCTATTGCACGTGCTGCAGATTTTGGATTGTCTGAATTATCGTAAAGCCAAGATTGTATTGTAGAATCCTGTACTGAAGCCCAATCATGGAAATCAGCGTTTTCCCTAATTTCTTTATAATCAGGATGTTTCTTTGCAAGTTCTACTTCTGCTCTTTCTCTAGCTAAAGCGGATTGTTGTTTTTTAATTTGTAACAACTCTTCGTTCATTTCTTCTTTAGCTTTCATAGTAGCTTCTGTTGTCATTTGCATTACAGAATCATACATATCAGGATAATCTTTTCGCCATTCTTCTAAATCTTCTTTTGATTTAAAAATAGGTTTCTTAGATATAGCCTCATTTTCTTTCTTAAGTTTTAAGACATCATCTTTATGCTTTGAGATTGTCTCATCATAATGCCTCTTCAAGTCATCATATCTTTTCTTGAATATAGCATCCTCTACTCCGACAGGGTTTTCTTCTTTAGGAGTGGCCTCTTCTGAGGTGTCCTTGGATTCTTCAGTAGCTGTCTTTTCGTCTTCCTTCTCTAACAAACTTCTACTTGGATGTTTGTATGGAGTTGGAGTTGCGATTTCTTCTGTTGCTTCAGAATTATTTTCTTCTACAACGTCAGATTTCTTATCGTCTTTTTCCATTTATCCTCCTTCGGGGTGCAGTTGGAATCTGGTCGCCCCTATTAAGCAGGGCCTCTATTGAGAGGGTGGCTGCATTACGCCTTGACCTGTCATAGGTGCAGGGCTTTCACGTTGCGGTGAAACTTGTGG